GAGATTTTTTGCGATGGTATCTGCGGTCTGTTTCTTTATTCCCGCTTCCACCTTCTTCGCATACTTCGGATGCAGTTTGCCTAGATTGTACGCAACTCTAGGGCCGCTTTTGGTGAAAAGAATCACTTCTCGCATGTCTGAGTATTCTGGATCGTTTTCAATCAGGTCTGCGGCAAGAGCGATAACTTCCTCGTAATCTTCGTTCTTGCTCACCTGAGTGTAGCAATCCTTGTACGCCTTCTGGAAATCTTTAAGCTCGTTTTCTTTGTCTTTCTGTGCGAGGAACTTCTTCACATCCTTGCCCATGACAATGTCGTCATCAGGCAAATCTACGACAGGTTCCTCTTTTTTGCTCAGAGCTTCGAGACGCGCCTCTACGTCCTGGCGTTTTCTCCTTTCAGCAATACCCATCTCTTTGAAGCCTTTCATTTCAGCAAGCAGTTGTTCAAACTGCTCCTTCGTTACCGGTTCGGCGGCAACCTTTACTTCTTCTTCGCCCGTTTGAGAAAGCTGAGGGGCGGCATCCCCCTCTTCCGTCGCTTCTGTGGCCTCAGTCGCTTCGGTAATGCCCGTATCTTCACTCATTGGAAGACTCCTTTGTATTAGTTTGAGCTATTCGCTCTTGACTCGCATTTATCGAATCCTGTTTTGCCACACCCGCATTGATCTTCTTGTCCTCAAGTTTGAGTTTGGCCTGCGCCATCTGCATCTGCATCTGCATCTGCATCTCTTGAGCCTGCTTTTCGATTTCAAGCCACCGCTCCTTCTCCGCAGGAGGTAGTTCTGTGTACGGTATCCAGATTTCAGTCGGTACGTTCTTACCCTGCTTCATAAGGTCTGAAAGAATCTGAAGCGTGGCAAGCCTCTGTGTCGCGTTCGGAGTGGTCGTGCTTATGCGGCAATCGTACCTTATGTCTTTTCTTGTCTCGTCGAAGTTGTTCCAGAACTCTTCAGTATCGGCTTCAAGTTTCTGTATCTGTTGACCCATCGCTGCTATCTGCTGGTCTTTCTCAGGAGACGGGGGAGCAGATTGAATATTCTTCATCTGCACGATCAACTCTTTGCGTTCCTTCGCGCCGATGATGTTGTCACCAACGATCTTGCGCATAATCTCAGAAGGCCAAGACTTGTTCATCAGCTTCACGACGTAGTTGCCGAGCATCTCGTAAGACGTGTCAATGTTATCGAGAATCTTCTTGACCTTCACCAAGCTCTCGCGCTGGAATATCTGCAACGACCCCACCGGGGACTGTGCGCCTGCGCCGGCGCTCGCTTCCATGAGATCACGCGGCCCTACCATTGCAAAGTCTGAATCTGACTGCTTTTCAAGGAACGGATAGACTTCGGGAATACGCGGAGGTTCAAGCTCGCGTATTCCGGTCATGTCGTCGGTATCGATAAACTCGCTTTCGCCAGACTCGAAAGAACGGATGTCTACGTTCGCACTCCTGAGTTTCAAGTATCCTTTCAGGTTTTTCGTGAATATAAACTCATTCAACTGGTTGCGGCGCTTGTTCTTCTCGATCTGTATGTCATGGAGTATCCACGCCACCCCCTGGAGCTTGTCTTTCCAGTGCGGATACGCGGGAGTATACCATCCCACGATAGGAATGAACGGATACTCGTCGTCGATGTCTGACAGACCTTCGTGCATTATCAATTCATCTTCGCACGACAGGGTAACCTTAATCACGCTCTTCGTGCGTTTCATAAATGAAATGGTTGAGGTATCCATGCCGAGCGCGGTCATTCTTTGAATCGCGTCTCGCTCGTCACCGTCGAACTCTTCCATGCGGTCTGACGCAGAGTCGTAAATGTGAGTGCGTTCCTCTGAAGTCCTTTCCCAAAACTCAACGAAATTAAGTCTTGACTTACTCTCAAAGTCCCTGTTCGATGACGCGAAGAACGACTTCTCCGCAATGTCCCCAAGCAATTCAAATTCCTTCTTGAACTTCGGCCATCTCATCGCCGCTATTTTCTTGTCTATGTACTTGTGCCGCGCTATGTGGCTGCAATCTGAAAGATCGAAATTCGTCAGGTAGGGATCATAAATGATGTTCTGCCCATTCTCCTGCTCGCACAGAATCTCACCCGCGTACACATCAAATTCATAGGCTATGTAAGGATGCGCCCAGCCAAGTCCTGTGATAAGCATGTCGTCGATGCTGTCACACCATGCGTTCCAGAACTTCTTATTCGCAAAGACATACTTCAAAAGCTGTGAGTAGACATCAGCCTTGCGGTCGTCCTCTGCGCCTATCGGAGACATCGCCAGGTCTGTGCGGTTCTGCCTGATCCATCCGCTTATGGTGTCCACGCGGCCTTTAATCATGTTGATGGACAGATACGACTTCGCTCTCTTTTTCCTCACGCGCTTCCACTGGTCGCCGAGGTACATCTCCATCGCGTACAGTTCCATGTCGCGGCGCTCGTTCAGAGCTGAAATGTCTTCGTTCAGAATATCGCGTATTTCAGAAATCTTTTGTTTATCTGTCTCTTTCAAAAGTTCATCCACGCAAACCTGTCATACTGCGTGTCCTCGAATATCGAGTACGGCACGGTTACTCTTTTTTCCTGATGATATGTTTTAGATACTTTCAATTCAGGCGAGCGCATCATTGACAGACAGTCGAGCATGTCGTCATGAGTACATGACGGGAACCGCTGGTATTCTTCGGTGATAAATTCCTGAGTGAGATTGTGGTCGTGTCCGTCAACATCTGTATAAATCAAAGCCTTTGGGAATATGATCTGCCCCTCTTCAAAGAGCGGCTGCAACGAAGAGATACGAGACCTGATCTTGTCTCCCTCTTCCTTGATGTCCACTATAGGAACGAATACTCCTGTGCGCATTTTCTGTTCTTCAAGGTATTCCTTGTCCCTCTCGAAACCTGCCCTTGCGTAACCCACCCTGACCACATCGTTCCAGTTATCGAGCAGTTTGGCGAGCGCATCCCAGGTTTCACGCAGCGTCAGCTTGTCCCTAACTCCGTCGAGTATTATATAATTGCCCCTTGAGTCTTTCCTGAACACCCACATCACGGTATAGTCGGATGTTTTCTTTTTCGTCTTGCCTGGATCACAGACGATATAGGTGTTCCCTGACGGCACATTTCCTTCGTGGTACTGTAACCATTCGAGTTCAAACTTCCGCTTCGACCTTTCAATCGGGTTGAGCATGTACTGGCAATCAAAGTTCCACTGTCCGTTGTCGTGAAGTCGTTCAGCTAACTCTGGTTCGGTGAAAAAAACAGGTTTTCCTGCCTGATCGCGAACAGCATGTATGCGCACATTCCATGTCTCGTCCTGAGATATGAGATGATTAGTGTCACCGAAATCATAAATAGTTCCTATGACACGCACTTTGCCGCCACGTTGTTTCAGGTTATGAGATGATTGAAAAGCTGCTTGGTTTTTCTGCATCATCTCAATGGTGTTGACTGTCTGGTCTGTTACTATATCGTCGTAGACTCGAATGGTATAGTGTTTCGATGTAGGAAGATTATCAAGTCCACACGGTTCGATGGTGCATTCGTCGTAAGAGCCTTTTCGCTTTACGATGATACCTTCATCACTCCACTTCTCCGCCTGTGTTTCTGGTTTGGCATATAATACGTCAGGGAATGCGGCTTTGAGTAATTGGTTATTGGTAAATGAATGTCTTATTCTCCTAAGAAAGTCTTGAGCGATTGTTTTTTTGTGAGAGAATATGCCAATACGTTCTTCAGGATTTTTTAAAATATCCTGTTGCGTTAAGCTATAATTTATGATTGTGCTTTTAAAACCCTCACGAAACCAAAAATCAGCAGTTCTATCATTGCAATCGGCAACCTCGTAGACTCTCTTAATCAACCACGGATGATTGACTTCATGTATACCGAGAACAAAGTACAGGAGAAACCACAAGTCCTTGAGAACAAGCGCCCGCACCGAAACCAAAAATGAGGGGTCATTGGCTGCCGCGAGCTTGTTTAACTCGTTGGCTATCGTCCTGTAGTCGGCCCTGTACTCTATTCCCCGTATAGGTACGAATCTGAAACCAGCTTCCAAATCATGCGCCTATGTGAGTCATCGCGGACAAACCGAGTTCACCCGCGAGGTGAGTCTTTCTTCTCGAACAAGTCGTATCCCTTCGACAGCGTGTATAGAGAGTACACCGCTATCGCCAGCTTCTCAGCCAGTATCTCAGTCGGAACCTTCCGCTCTCCCTTCAGGTCGTTCTCTGCCACGACCTCAAGCAACTCCCGCACGCCCTCATGCTTGTAAATAATACCCGCATCATCCAGGAGCATGTACAAGCACCGCATCGCCTTGAGCATATCCTCAAACAGTTTCTTGAGAGGAAAGTCACTCGGCAACATGCTGTCCTGTAAAAGATACTGATTCATGATCCGCTCAAACTCTTTCGCGTGATCCTTCATACACTCATCCTGTTCATCTCGATTGTTTTAATGAAATACCATATTGCTTAACCCAAACTATTATGCACGGCTATCCTTATAGCATGCTTCACAAGCCTACAGTAACTCACAAGTGCATAGTAAGGCATATACCTCATGCCCACAAGCACTGCAACCGGATAAGGCACTCGACTCATGCCCTACCTCTCGACCGCCTATCTCTCATCTTTGATGCCATTCTATAGGTAATATAGCTTATCCAGTCCAGTATGCGTATTACCATAAATCCTCCACTACTCTCTGTTGTATGGTATACCCAGTTAATGTATATTCAATCAGATACGGCCCGTATGATACATATCCTAAAATCATGCCTTCCCCCTCGCCATCGCAGCCATCTCTGCCATCAGCTTCTTCCCGTACTTCTTCCGGCCTATAGACGCCGCCAGCGCCTTCGGATCAGTCACGCCCTTCTTCCCGGAGAGCTTCTTCGTCAATGCCTTGAAACGCTTCCCGCTCCCCAACTTCGGTTTCTTCTTCATCACTTGCCCTTGAATACCTTCATCGCAAGCCGTACCCCACAATACCCGCAAAATCCTACCGCTGTCGCTACCAGCAAAAATGTGAATACAATCATAAACGGTTCAAGCATCACGACCTCCAACTTTCAAAAATATATTACATTACCGTGTATGGATTACTCCGTTACCGATATGGAACAAGTACCGTTAGACGAATACCACCTATTTGGTTGAGGGTTGGTCACCAATCCAAATAACGTAAAGGAGGGACATACTCCCGATACGGCACGTACTCAACACGATCCTGATATATCTCCTTGAGCTTTAAATATAACTCCCTCGCTTCATCCCCCTTGAGCACAATCTCCTTGCCCTTTTCCATCTGCACCTTGATTTCAATGTTGATGTTCATGCTTGACCCCTTCAGTTTGAAATTTGTACTACATTACCGCGTGTAGGTTTATTTCCAAAGACCATAATCTTCATAATCTGCATCACTCTTGAACCTATCAGAATTCGTATACCACACCCAACCGCCAGTTCCATCGCAAGTCAGATGAGGAATCAACCCAGCTTCTCTATATGTCCGCAACGACTCTTCAGCCTCTCTTGCCCTCTTCATCAACCAATCCGGCATGACGCTTAAATCGTCTTTCGAGCACATAGTCCTTTTCCAGAACATGTAAGACCTCCAAATTGAAAATTATATAATATTGACTTGTATGGGTATAAGAGCCGCCGCCATCCATCAATGAGGGGTGGGGGGGGTGTCCCCCGCATAGACCCCCCGGCCTCTCTATGCACCTATCATCCCTTCGAGTATCCGCAAGCGAGCATCGAGTATATCAAACACTGGCTTAATCTCGTCCCATGTGGGGCACTGTTGCGCTCTGTTGATAGCATCCAATACACGAGGGTCGTCACTCTGATTTATCATCGCTTCACCTTCTTAGTACTTAATGAAATGCTTAAATACCATGTACAGAGATATCAGCATAACGTCAATGACTTATCCCTCAATCTCCATGCGTACAGCCTGCCTGCTGCCTCAGACCATATGTCACACAGACAATCCAGCCCGAACAGTATCGCCCTCACTGTCTCCCGGTGATACTCTATAGCATCACGTAAGCCTGTATCTAGGGTGATCTTAACAAAGTTGCGCAGTATCCACCAGAACCTCACCGGCCGCCTCATACAGTGCCTCCATACCATCCAGGATGGCCCGTGGTGCATCCTGCGTATGCTGGTAATGGTCTTGCACCCTGCCAAGTGAGACAGCCCCAGAATGGCTAACATTGCGTATCCTCGTCATACATTATAGGCGTCATTGCCCTCTGTATAGGCTCAGGTAACAAGCCCCTCATGTCTATGTTGATCGTGGTCCCTTGCTGAGAACGACCAAACCCGAATAGATCGGCGTGACTAGAGGCAATCTTACGCTGTAGGTCTATCCTGGGCACTGTCTCCTCTATAGCTTGTGTATCGCTGTATTGTTGCTCGTATCGACTATGTAATGTCCCTAATATGGTCTCCCGCTCTATCTGACTGACCTTGCTTGCTACATCTGCTTTAACTCTTGCTAAGTGGTCGCAAGCCTTTCTTACTGATATTCCCCACTTTTGAGCTACCATACCAGTTATTTCACCCGGTTTATTCCCCTTAGTGAGCATATCGAGGATAAACTGGTGTATAAGTGGGGTTGTGGCCTGTATGCTACCTTTCTTCATGATGTCCCTTTAACATTGCCATACAAACATATCCGGGATTGATGTCATTACAATTGCACCATGCCAGAAATGCGGCAATATAATCCTCCAAAAGCTCCTCATCAGATGGTATATCATTACTGCGTTTCATTGTATGCCCTCATATAAGCATTATGTAATTCAGTATAAACGGCGTTGACAGTGGACGGAATAACGCCTTCTCTTACTGGTTCTGTACTGATGGGTTCGGTTATATAGCCTTGTATATCATGGTAATAGTCTATCCATGTATCCCGGTAATGATCGCCGTATCCGTCCACTACATAACGCCCATATATCAAGCCCGGAAGTGCTGCGCGTAATATATCCGCTGTGAATATCATATTTTGTTTGTACTCGCTATCATACATCATTGATTGCTGCCCTCTATCCCCTCCCCGTCATGCATCAGGCTCCGCGTCCTGATGGACAACAAGAGCAATCCCTTAACCTATTATGATACAATATGCGGCTCCCTTGATTGTGTGTCTCCGATAATGCCCGGAGCCGCATCGATGATTAAATCATCCACCTCCGCATTACACGGATTGCTACCAATATACTACCATCGTGCGAACTTGTCAATCTATTTTAGCATTTTATTAAGTGCGAAACGAGATTTTTTTCCATGCGTTAAATTTTGCAATTTTTTGTTGACACCAGACCGATGATACAGTATATATACAGTATCGATGGATTAGAACTCCTTGCCGCTGCTCATTGACAACAGATTTCACGCGCCGCCTTGAGCGGCTCCCCGCGTGGATGAATATCACCGCCCTGTCGTGTCTCATGGCGTGGATCGAATCCAGCAGGGCGAATGTCTCACCACATAGAACGCAAGGAGGATAGACACCATGAGTACCAACACGATTAACCAGTTAATCCGCAAATACATTCCTTCCGCTCGCGATAGCGTGAGAATGTGTCAGACGGTAAACGGGTGCACTTACGTATATTTCACCCGCCGACCGGCAGATGATGTTGTCGATGTACTGATTCAGCTTATGGGAGACGTAAGGATCAGGATTGATGAGGAGGTGGCATAATGCTGATGGCAACAGTCCGCAAAGTCAAATATGGCTATCACGGTATAGTCCGTGAGCGTGTACACGTCAAGGGGTTGTTACATGCTGATTATGTGCTATCTGCCTCAGTGCCGATAACACGACTCACCCAAATAGACGCACTTGACGACGCAGTACAGCTTATCAAAGAGAATTTCCCATTCCGCCCCCTCGTGTTTTCTGACGTAAAGGAGGGGAACAAGATTTTTTGCATGTTCTAAGATCGAAACCGGCTTAAACGCCGGTCGTCCGGTAGATTCCGGGCCTGATGAGATCAAGAAGGAGGATAGCACAAATGACAGGAGCACAGTATTTTAAACGAGCAGACAACAGAGCATACAGGCAGAGAGTAAAGCGGCGCATGTTGGAAGAATGCCTTTTCATGCAATCGCGCGGTGAATGGGATGGACTGGTCACTAAAGACTTGTCAGAAATCCCGGAAGGTTATGCCGGTCTTGTGCTGAATGTCAACGATCACGGCAATGTATCACTCTTGCGAGCATTCAAAAACGGCGCGACTCACTCAATAGCCGCAATAGTTTAAAGCCTTACGCTCTCCCCTTACGAGGGAAGGGCGCAAGTCTTTAAATAAGTAAAGGAGGATAGAAAAAGATGGATATTCAAGAAAAAGCAAGTGAATTTGAAAAACTCTTTAGTGTCCTAGAGAGGGAGAACGGCGACAAATACTATGTGTGTAAGGAAGATGAGGAATTAAAACACCTCGTCATGATGGCTCATGGTGAAATGATGCCGGATGACTATCGTTATCAGTTCATCCATGAAGCACTTGAAGCCATTGCTGCTGATGGAGAAAACGCAGAAGTTGAACCCGATATTTACACGAACGAGCTTACTGCGTGGCTACATTCTCGCAATAGTAGGGTCGAATATCTCACCGATGCGCTTTCACAAGGCGAGAGAGACGGATTTTCTGCCCTATCAACGGCACAGTATCTCGAAAAGCGAGAAGTTCTTGATTCAGTGCTCACGTCATTGACCGAGTTAGTCGAAGAATAACGCAGAGTGACGGCCCTTCGGGGCCGGTAATGCGGCAAGCCGGTCACAAGCCCGGTAACACAAAGGATAGGAGGACAACATGGAATTGCCAAAAATACCGAACGGTCACAGAATGGTGCTAATGTTCCCTAAAATACAAGCCTTAATGACCGGAGTCTATGCCGTTGATGTCCGTCAGATACTCAATAAGAGGCTAATCGTTATGCTCACATATACAGACCATACCGTGGAAGAGCGGGAATGCACTCGTCAACAATGGCACGACTTTGACAATGTTTTTAACATCGTGTCTTATGTGCAAGATGGACGAAAATAGCCTCACCAGCCCCGCAGCGATCACGTTCAAAGCGGGGCACATCCGGGAGCGTATCCCGGTAAAGGAGGAAACAATGTTAGTAGAAATCAAGAACAGATTCAGCGGACAAATCATCATCAGCGGAAAATATGCATCTATCAAAAAATGCCTTGAAGACAACGGGGGAGCCGATCTCAGGGAAGCCAATCTCTGTGAAGCCAATCTCAGGGGAGCCGATCTCGGGGGAGCCAATCTCAGGGGAGCCGATCTCGGGGAAGCCGATCTCAGGGGAGCCGATCTCAGGGGAGCCGATCTCGGGGAAGCCGATCTCATGGGAGCCGATCTCAGGGGAGCCGATCTCGGGGAAGCCGATCTCATGGGAGCCAATCTCGGGAAAGCCAATCTCGGGGGAGCCAATCTCGATTTTTCGTGCTTGCATTTCTCGTGCAAGACTCTGTCCGCAAAAACTAGCGAGAAACAGAGAATACAACTGATGTTCCATGCGCTCTCGTGGATTGCTCATGCGGAGGATCACACAGAAGAAGAAACGCGGCTCTATAATGAATGTTTGGAGTATGCTAACAGGTTTCACCGCGACGATGTAGCAAGATTAAAAAAGCTCTAAGCTATCCTTCCAATCCTCCTATTGAACGGCCTATCCTCTAGGCCGTATTTTTTTGCCCTAAAGTGAACCCCATTGAACGGCCATAGCCTCGGCGATACCGGTATAAGTTCGGCTTCGCTCTCTGCTGCGATATTCAGAAGGCGGCATTTTGTGAATGCGGTGCTCCCTGCCATCTACGATGTTTGTCGGTTGTACTAGCGGAAGATTTTTGAGCCATAAACACGTCGCTTTAGTCTCTCCATGTCCGAACAGCCACGGTTGAATAATTTGATCCGGTTTCCTAATATGGCTTGATATTATACTTATAGGATTCTCAATACATATACGTTCGATGTTCACATCCATCAAACGGCGCACAAAAAGCAATGCTTCAGCTTGTTCAGCTTGTTTTGCTTTAAACCATCTCGCTCCACTCACGGCAAGGTGAGTACATGGAGGGAATGCAATCATCATATCAAAACCCAAAGGCACTATATAAGATTTTTGAATACCGCAAAATTTCATAAACTCAAGACAGTCATCACAAATATAAGTATGCCCTGCTAAATATAGATTAGCACCCTCAGTATTCTGTCGCGCGTTCAAACAAGCATTGATTTCCGCGTGATGTTCTTGATCGCAAATTGTGTGACACATTTCGTATCCATGCCCCGTAGGATAGTCGGAGCGCGGGCAGGTGTTTTGAGGATTATTACATCCATTATCACCAACCCAAAAATTACCTTCCTTGATGACAACGGCCACTGTGGTTTGTTTGGCACATGGATTTTTTACCGTGTGGTTTTGGATAATTTTCAAAGCCTGTAATAGCTCAATTACATCACCCTGTATATGTGGCCCCGGTCGCTCGCTCGGCAGCAAATCACAGCTTATGGCGTCATGACCGCGAAGGATAAATGCATCCCGGACAATCCCAGAAAATTCGCAGGCAATCAGAACTTTCATTGTATCCACCTAAAAATATTGAAATCTGCACCGAATAGCAGGAGAGAAGGAAACCGGTATCTTGGCTAAATTATACGCATCGTGATAGCTTATACGCTCTGCATCGTGGAAGATGAGAAGTGATGGATTGCGTGAGTACTTGCGCCGGTACTGTTCACAAGCTACGTGAAGATCGGAAGCGAGTTCATGATCGTAGTATTTCATAAATTCCCCTGGCCCTTCATATATCTCGGTCTGTGCAGCTTGTGGCATGGTTGGCAATACAATCTAATGGCGCGTGAACCATCGGGGCGGTAGGTAATATACTCGTACATGTCGCATCTGAAGAAATAGGTCGGCTTCTTGTGTCTCCCCTGGCACTTGCACTTAACGAAATCAGGATCGTCATCATCGAGTTTAGGCCCGACGAAATCCTTCATGGACTTCAAGCACTGCTCGTGTAGTTGACGGCCTATGTCGGTTAGGTAATGATGATCAATCATGTCAACCCCAATGCTTTCGCTCTACGCCTTACCGTGGTAGTTCCTACTCCGCATATCTTGGCTATCGTTTCCATTGAGTACTTAGGATAGTTTTCAGAGATGAATTTGTCAAGTGCTTTTCTTCGCTCTGCATCTACAGTTACGCGGTTACGCTGTTCGGTGGAGATACGGGCGTTCCACTCGGCAAGCTGGTCTTCTGTGCAATCAAATTGGATGCGCTTAATGGATGCACTTTCAAAAACTCCGCTTTTAAAAGATGTGGTTGCCACTTATAACCCCCATTGTCGTCAATATCAAAACTAATCAGCCCAATGTCCACGCGCCCCGAACACATACGCACACCGAATTTAGAACCGAACCCCTGTAGCGCGGGAGTAGTCATCATGAGGCTTCCAGGCTCCCCGGCGTACCGGTGATAGTGAACGTGTGAGCGGATGATGATGTCGGCGTTCGGCTGCATTTCATCCATCGACCATATTTTATTCCACAGCGCGTCGCGCGCGATTGACGTATACCGACCGTGAGGAATGATTGACGATGAAATAAAGTGCTTGAAATCGAAGATGAGACCGTTGATGTCCAGCCATTCATGACCACCAACCTTCCCGGCGTTAACCTTAGTTCCGAGAATCTGCTCGAAATCTTCTTCCTTCCCTGTGTGGTACTGCGTCCCGTAGATAATGACTTTCGCTTTTGCATCGGCGTAATCGATACATTGCGCGGCGATCTCAACCTGTTTTGCGCGATCAGATTCAAGCTGTTCAGTGCCGCCGCTGCGCTCTCCCTTGCCATCAATCGCGTCTCCATTGCAGACAAGTATATCTATCGGCTTTAATCTGTCAATCGTTTCTGCGTAAAAATTCCAAATGGCGCGTTGCTGACTTCCGAAAGTATTGCGCTCTTTGTCGTCTTGATTGTCCTGATATTGCCACCCAGGAGGAGTAAGTCCGGCACGATGTCCGCAGTGTAAATCTGATATTATGACTAATCGTTTCATTTCTTTCTCCATTGCTTCCACGCCTTGAGAAGATCAGGCCATGCAACGGCCATGAAATTACTAACCCTAGAACATAATTCGCAGTACTCCGCATGGTCGAAGATAAACATAATCTTACCGCCGAATCTCACTTGTTGTGATGTCGGCTTGTGTCTCAATCCCATCGTGTTGCAAATATCTTCCTGTATCTCATGAAGAAGATTGTCGAATAATTCCGCCACGGTATTAACGTCTGCACCAACTCTAATTACAGCTTCAGAGTTCCATGCGCAAGAATCATCACCTTCAGCGAGTAAGAGCTTATACTTCTTTGTCCCATCTGAATAAGTGCCTACTGTTTTCTGTTTCACGAGTAATACTCCAATAATTCCTGGATAGAATAAAACACTTTCATTCCCAATCTGCGAGCTTCTTTTACCTCACGATCAGCACCCTTCGACAACCCCGGCAATCGCAAGAGACAATCACAGCACTCGATCCATGAAAGATCGATCTTAAGCCATCGTTGATAAGAGTGCGGATGTTTAAGGTGAATGTAATGGTTGAGCAATGGCACGTAAGGGGAGAATCCCTGCGTGATGAGAATATGCGCTGCTGAAATCTGAGTGTGGACATTTGCATCAACGTCGCCGAGTGTATAAGGTGAAGCTATGTAGACTTTAATCATTATCTTTCTCCCTTGCGGCTGCCATCAGACAGCGAATAGCGGCGTGAATGTCTTGCAGTACACCGGTATCTTCGTCTATCATGTATCCCCAATAAACATGATGTGCTGCTCTATCTCTATGCCAATCGGAATCGTGGTTTTTCCATTCTTCTGGTTTATGGGTATCTTGTCCGTATTCAAGTACATGCGCCATGTCTACAAACAGCCATTCAGGGAGATATTTCAGGATCGTGAATAAGTGCTTCGCATCTTCCAAGGCGCAACGCAATTGCAAATTTTCTAATCGTAATTCGTCACGCTCGCTTTCCAGTATACTGCGCTCGGTGATGTCAAGATTGTTCATCTTCTTCCTCCGCATATTGCGCGAATGAACCGCGATAGATTAAACAGGCTGGTTTGGCTAAAGTATATACGATAGTATATACACTAAGAAAATCTTGAGTATTTATATTATCCGTCATCTTCTTCCTCCATCATGTCAAGGTAAGCGTCTACAAGTGCATTGTATTCTCTGATAAATTCTTCGGCTACTCGCTTCTTTTCGCGGTTCTTGTTAGTGCGCGTACCCTTACACCACGGACAGTCACCATGATTGCGGCAAGTTGTATCAACTGACTTCGCTCGACGGTACGGCTTGCGCTTCTCTTTTCCAAGCTCTATGGCTGTGTCAAGGCTCATATCTCCCTCCATTCGTGAGTGATTATTTCTCTTCAAATTCTGATTCTGTGATTTCGTATTCGCAATGTGGGCACGTTGCACCATATCCGGCAAATGGAAAATTCTCATATATCTCAATCTCCCCGTCGATTACTGCGCCACATTGAGGACATCTGATTTTTACAATGTGCTTTTCCCGTGTGAATGTAATGCCGTGTTTCATGATTCCTCAACTTGGCGCACAAAATAATTTTCATTGGTACGTGAAATCGCGGTTTTTTCCCGGCGCGCTGCCTGTTCCGCGTTCATCGCTGATCCAACGACAGATACTACTTTCCCCGTTGCGATTTCTACGATTTCGACACGGTACGTTGTCATATAGTCCCCCTTATGTTCTCCATGATTTTCAACGTGTATGGAATATTGATTCCCGTACCGCGCTCACCTCTCTCGTAATTTCGGAGCGTGAGCGTTAAATCGTTCCCTGCCCTGGCCCTGCACTCGGCAAGATAGCGAGTGCCGACTTCAATATTGATGCGCGGATTTAATAGATCATGCGGATTCTTGTTTTGATAATGGAACCGGGCGAGCACTTGCATAAGGCCACGAGCGTGAGATCGCTTGTTAAACGCGGTATGGTCTCCCCCGCTCTCCGCATCTATCACGGCGAGCGTCAATTGTACCGGAATACGGTTGTGTCGTGATTGCTCGGCGGCGATGGCGTAGACGGAGCGGGTGAGCCATTTGTACTGGTCATGGTAGCGATAGTAGGCGTCACACTGAGCGCGGGAAAGCTCGGCAAAAGTAGGCGTGTAAACCGCAAAGCCGATTATCAATACACCGGAAATCAATTTGACGCCGCAGTGGGCGCAGGTCGAGAACATGCCACGCGACATCTTGCGATAGACTTCCCGGCAGAAAATCCTCGCAAAGGCGAGTTTGAGTAATACGCGCCATGAAGGGATCATGTGATACCTCCGGTCACTCGTTTGAGATTGCTTTTTAAGGTGAGGTAATAGCCACGATCACGCAGCGCGATAATAAGCCTATCGACCTTCTCGGCTGACGGTTCCGGCAGATGGTGTCCCTTGCTGTCTGCGCCGATATTGATTTGTTGCGGTAAAATTGTCTCGACCATCTCAAGCATATCGTGTAAATCAAAGTCGAGTATAGGCTCAATCGTTATCATGCGCGGGTTGTATAGGCGGCTAAATGATTCCACTCTCTTTTCTGGCGTCGGCGCGTTGCCCATGATCTTAGGATAGTGGCGATTGCTTTCAAGGGTGATGCAGAAGATGGAGTTCTCTGGAAAGCCACTCTTAAACTCAAGAAAGCGTTTTGGGTTCTTGGTCTGCCATAAATATTTATTATGATAATGGTTCAAGCAGGCGTTTAAAACGTCTATAATCCAATGGCCGGGAACGTTCTCTGCAAAAATATCTGTGCCGCTCCCCACAAAAATAAAATTGCCCTCACCCAAGTCGGCCTTGATTTCACGTTCATCAAGTCGAAGCTCGCCAAGCGGATACTGTTTCATGTAGCAATATGTGCAATCGTGAAAGCACTTGCCCTTGATGGGATTCCACGTATGCGTCACAAAGGAATACATATTTCCTGCTGATTTTCTTAACGGCATAGTTCCTCCTGTGTAGTAGCGTGGATCATCCCCCGCACCTCTCCCACGTTCTGCGGCTGGCCTCGTAACAAAGGATTGTAGGGCAGTAATAAACATAGTGATAGTACCTCCTGATGACTGTGGAATCTCGTGGAGCCATGCGGCAGGAACGGAATAGTCTATCTCTTTAATGGCATACCATGAGTCATTCCTCTTCACGGTTACTGTGACCACGGTGTTGTCAAGTTTTTTGACATCGGATTCCCAACTATCTGGACTTATAATATAATCGCTCGAAACCTTCAACAAAACCTTATCACCTACTTTCATCAAACTTACCTCCCATGATCTTTTGACTCAATACCTTAGATGGTTGCGGCAAAGTATATCCTAGCTTGAATGCTTCCATCCTGAATCTACACTCGTCCCAATGGAATTCTTCCGGGATGTTGGCATGGCTCGCGTTGCAATAGTTACATGCATCGACCTTGTTGAAATCCTCGTCGATTAGCCACCCGTAAGTGCGCTTGCTGAACTTAGTCTGCGGGAAGCGGTGATGCTTCTGTGTGGCGTTGTGTCTGCCGCATATCTCGCATAGACGTTTGAGTTTAGCCATTGTCCTCCATGTTACGCTTTAATTCTTGAATAATTTCTTCAATAGCTTTCTTCGCGCCCTGCAAAAATAGTGAATGTTCGCTCATAGCATCCCATCTTGTGGTTGCGATGGTGTTTTCTAAATATGCCACAAAATCATCTTGAAAACCTGAACTATCAGAACCATTATAACATTCTTTCACGAAGTAATTATTCTTTCGTTTATCGCCCATTGCTCTTGTCCTCAAGGAGTTCGGCGATAGCGGCTTCGTAATAATCGTGTATGGCTATAGCTACTCCGCTGAGATGCGACTTTTCACTCGCTAATGTATAAAACTCTCTCGCCTCTTCGAGCTTCGATTGCTTGATGTAACCCTCTTGTCTCCATCGCTTAATGGTTTCGTCGTAGTTAATGCTCGGGCGACACGCTGTTGTATGCACATTGTCGAGCATGTCCCTCGCCTGCTTCTCGCTGATCTGTACTTTATCGCTCATGGTTT